TCTTTGGCTTCTTCATAACTTGCCTTGATTAAAGGGTTTGTTCCCTTCTTTCTTGGCACTGCTCTCAAACTATATTCGGTGTTAAGTCCTGCTCCTTCTCTTGATAATACAAAATCCCATTCCAGAAGATCTGCATAATCTTCCATCTGGCTGATCTTATCAAGTTCTTTGATAATGCCTTTTTGTGTAGCAGCAAAGATTTCTACCTTTTGTGAATCGTGATTGAATACTGGAACTGCAATAGCAAACTTTGAAGGTTCTGGTCCTGTTCCCTCTCTGTTTAGTTTACGAGAGAAATCTGATCCCATTTCGATTTCAATATCGTCATTTGTAGGATTATCAGCAAATCTGAAGGGCTTTTTTCTGCCATCTCCTGATTCGCCCCAGGCTTCCCAATATTCAAGAGGTTGATCCTCTAGTAGTGCAAAACGAGCACTACCTCCACTTTCAAGTTTTGTTGGATTCAAATAACCACCTGTATTTGTGGTGG